CTACGATAACCGCGCATTCAACATGGCTACCTGTTCGTCGTTCATGTCATCAATCCACATACCGTAAATTTCATACACCATCTGCGCAGTTTCATGCCCCATCTGGCTGGCTATAAACGCCGGGTTCGCTCCTGCCGTCAACAGCCAGCAGGCAAAAGTATGCCGCGTATGGTACGGATTACGGCGGCGAATACCAGCACGTTTTACTGCTGCATTCCATCTCGCACCCAAACTGCTTACCGAGTAATAAGGTTTCTGTTTTCCGTTACACACTCTGGGCATGAAAACAAAATGCAGTTTTTGCTTTTCGGTTCTGCCGTACTCCCGATGATAAAAAGTGATTTCGCTTTTGCGATGATGCCCGGTCAGTTTGTATTGCTCCTTCAGTGCTTCAAGAGCAGGCTGCAGTAGTGTTACCGTCCGGATCCCCGCATTTGTTTTTGGGGGACCGAACATATCCAGTATCGTCAGGTTTCTTCTGACATTCACAACTCCCTTCTCGAAATCCACATCCTCCCACGCCAGAGCAGCCAGTTCCCCGTGACGAAGCCCGGAGTATACGGCAAATTTCCACAAGTTCTGGCTCTGTCCTTTTTCACTTTCCATTAATGCATTGAATTCTGTTTTAGATAACGGGTCAGGCTTTATTCTGTTTCTCTGTAATTTCTTTACTCCTTCAAATGGTTTGGTTGATATAAATCCCGACTGATACGCAAAACGTAACAACGAACAGAGCAGGGCGATATAGTTATCAACTGTGCGCACGGTTCTTCCTTTTTTGTTGGATCTTGGATTATCCAGGTAAAGCGTTTCTCCATGCAGCAGTTCATTCCGGTAGTTTAAGATATCGCTATAACGAATATGCGATATCGGAGTACTCTCACAAATTATTATCCTGAGTGTTTTTAATTGTGATTTCGTTTTCTTCATTGTGTTTGTTGTTAACTCTGTTTCTTTAATTTTTGTCCAGATATCACAAAGCTCCCCGAACGTTTTTATGACCCTCGTTGTCACCATTTTTGCCCCAGTGCTGGACTGGGGAAAACGTCTTAAATACTCAAACTCACCGGAATTGATTTCATGAACTATCAACGCTCTTAAATTCCCGGCTTTTTTAATGTTACTGTTAGTAACCTCCCAGCCTTTCAATGTTTCCCGACATCGTTTTCCTCGAAACATGAACCAGATGCGAATGTATTTACCTCGAATCTCGACACCTGTTGGTAATTTAGACATATCATGAGTCTTTGATAAACTGATTTATCTTTGGATAGTTATACCAGATAATCCCTCGCTTACTGTCTGGCTTCCCTAAAGGAGATACTCGTTTGAAGTGGAAGCCTTCCACCCAACAGTTCTGGCGGTATGCTTCAATTTGTCTGGCCCCCAGACCAGTGCGAAGCATCAGGCCGTATTCAACCATCCACTCTTCATTAAAGATTACTTGTGCCATCGCATCACCTCTGGCAGGCGCCAATGTTAGACTTAAATTGACGCCCGATGTTGATTATTAATAATCAGCTATGAAGTTTTAATTTGAATACAATGCAATTCACGAGGACTGAAGTTTCTCGCAATTAAAATTTATCAGTTTTACTTTCTGCTCTCTGGAAACGCCTGCTTCTTTTTTACCTGAGAGCATTTTTTCGCATTCTGATTTCGTTAGTTTAGATTTTGAATATCTTGTCCAGTTAGTAGGAGTGCCACCTTCCTTTTCAATAGTGGCGGTAATTTTATACATGAACACCTCCATTATTATTTCCAGTGGTTCGTTTATTTCATCGTTCGAGTGCTTCTTTTTCACTTCCACCATAACCGGTTCGGGATTCGCATCCGTTACACTTCGCTCGGTAATATCCTGAAATGGCTTTCACCGTTACTGATGGACAACCACAAAATGGACATGGTTTAACATTGTCATATCTCATAATTTTTCTCATAAAAATATTTCAAGTTGGCGGTGCATTACACCGCCAGGCTGAATTATTCCTCTGAATTATCGATTACACTGTATTCCCCGGTTAATACAGAGGAATCTGCAGGATCGATTGTCAGTGGTTCCTTTTCATCCATTGATACTGCACGCTGGATCTCAATTGATACGGGCAGATATTTGAACAGGCGACGAATAGCCGTTTTCTTTGCCATTTCTTCCCAGTGAGTTACCCACGGCCCGTTATTACCAGCTTTACTCTGGCTGCGCACCAGCTCAATCTGTTTGCGCGTCATAACTTCAAACTGAGTACCTCCGTCTTTCAGTCTTGCGACAGCATAGACGTGGGTAACAGGGGCATCTTCGTTTTCTCCTGGGCGGTGTATTAACTTTTCATCAAGGCCAAATTCGAAATTAAACTCGTCACCTTCACGGACAACACGGGCTGACAGGCTGGCGATTTGACCTGAACGGCGAGCCAGATCAATCATGCCGCGATAGCCAATGATTAGCTGAACGTTTTTTTTACCGCTCTTTTCGTTTTTATTACCAAAAGGCAGTAAATATGCATGACCGAGGGCGCTACCGGGCTCAAGTCCGAGCTGTGAACACTGTACGATTGCACTGACAAAACTCATAGTGTCACAGTTTCCTAACGCCGGAACTTTACGAATTTCTGTGGTGGCGATACGGATCATACGTTCAGCCGTCATATGGCGTGGAAGAGCTGCTGCCAGTTGCTCTTTCATTGATGGCTGGTTAATAAAACTAATCACGTCGTTATTTTTAATTGCTGCTGGTGCACGGTTTCCCTGAGTTTTTTGCAGATCGGCTTTTGCGATTGGTGGTTGCTTAGTCATTTGCATATTCCTTAGCCCAGCGGGGCAGTGATAACGTCTTAATAGCTGGCCATTCATCGGTATTGAGGCAGTCAGCCAGGGTTCGCAGATTGCGGTGATATTCCAGCTGACCTGCCAGTTTTGCTTCTTCGCCCATCATGAAAATTTCAACCGGATAACGTCCGCATTCAATAGTTGTGCTGGCAACCAGAAAAACGAAAGTTGGCTGCACTCCAAACTGTGCTTCATAACCGTCACTGTAGAATGCATCCTGAACGTGATAGCGGTAGTCGTAATAAGCGGTTTTGAATCGTTGAATATCCGCCGTAGTTTTCACGTCCATGATCCAGTGAAATTCAGGGATAATTTTGTCCGGACGGCACCGACACAAAATTGCTGTTTCAGGATCTTCCCAGTAAATTGATGATTCAGCGTGTCCGGCGCTTTCAACAAGCCATTGCCCCAGCGGCAAAGCCATAACGCTCTGATACATGAGTTCAATTTTCCGGCCTTCTTCGGCAGTGATAACCGTTTTTCCTGTGCTTGCGCATTCCCTCAGAAACGCTTTCTCTTCTTCTTTTCCGGAGTTTGTCCGGCGGTTAAATTCAGGTGCTACGATAAAGCGGTTACTGAATTCTTCCGGCTCAAGTACCCGGCAGTGGAAAGCGGTTCCTAAATCGAGCGTTTTTGTCTTTGTGGTGTCCACGGGGGCATTTTTACGCCACAAATACAGTGCCGGAGTATCAGCAATGTCATCGAGCTGAGACTTACTGACACCGGGACCCGCGTGGTAATTCTCATTCGAAATTCCGTAATAAATACCTGGCTCTATGTCTTCTACGATTACGGGATCTGCGACTTCGCCAGTTTCATCACTGCAATCGCGATGCGGATCGCTGCCAGCATTCTCATTGTGCGGATGTTCAGCGCCTTCCATTTCCTCCGGATCATTTTCCTTAGCTTCAACCTGACTCTCTTCATCGAATGTTTCCTGGTATGTTGCGTCGCCCATCACCGCACCACAGTCAGGGCAGTTATCCCCGCCAGTCTGGCCGCAGGCATTGCAGGCTATTTCCGGTTCCTGTTGCACTACTGGCTCAGGTTGATTCATATCCGGGCTGGTTTTTTCCGTTTCTGGCTGGTTCTGGTACACACAATCGCGAGTCTGGATCCCCTTTACCCATTTCGGATCGTTCGGGTCGCTAATTCCGTCAACAAATTCACCACGTGATGCAGCAAGCAATTTATCGGCATCGACAGGATTTTTTGATGGAATGTTTTTCCGGGCTTCATGGAGTTCTGCCCGCAGTTCCTGATATTTCGCATCAACAGAATTTACCTGTGACTGAGCATCCAGCGGCTGCGTGTCCTGATGATGTTCAGTTGCGTCCGGTTCCATTGTTTCAGCCTCTCCCTGTTCAACTGCCGTTGTTCCAGATGGTTGCGGTTTTTCTTCATCATCCTGTTTTCCTTCTTCTGTTACTCGCTGCGGCATCGGGGCAGAGGAGCGACCGCAGGCAATATCCACGATTTCCGGATCAGGGTTGGCATGATCGGTTTCAGTCAGTACTTTGTTCAGATATTCAGTGACGTGCGCGGGGATGACCTCGATCCCAATTGGTGCTTCTTTTACGGACGCAACCACGATGGCGCGGGAATAATCCAGCCCGCCAGGCATGGTGATGAATTTGTCGCGGAAAACAGAAAAGGGCGGTTTATTTTCAGCGATAATTTCCTCAATGCGTTTAGCGTGTGCCGGATGAAGGTTATAGATGTCCAGATCCATTGAACGGGCCAGTACGCCAGTGGCTACGTCCCGCGCCAGTGACGTCAGATCGTGTACGAAACCTTCGCCGCGATCGGTGAGGTTTCCGCCGCCAGCATTAGCACCGGAAGCCGTGCGAGTGATGTGTGAAACACGATTACCCTTCATCCACTCTTTTGTCAGCAGTCCTCGATCGGTGTAGTCAGCGTTCAGGTATGCTTCGAAAAAAGCAGTTATCAGTCCCAGGTTTGAATTACCAGGATTAGGGAAAACTTTGTCAGTGTCACGAACCAGTTTGTGGAGTTCGCGAATTTCCAGCGGGTCGAGCAGGCTGGTTTTGTGGGAAACAGCCAGGGCAGTAACAGCCGGTAGTTCTTCAGCCCGAGCAATGTGTAATGCCTGGAGTCCGTCGCGTGAAACGTGCGTTACCGGTTTTTCGCTGCCGTGTTGAGCAAGCCAACGAATGGGCAGTTCCTGGCCAGAAATTGGGAGTAGCATATTCTCCTCAATCTCAGTCATGTCTTCGCCGTTGACGTTGGTATTGCCTTGATAGTGAGCGTTGTCTGGTGCTGCTCCCGGTTTTAGTTCCCATGTCATGGAGTCTTTGCTGAGTTGATAGCGTTCACTCCAGGTAAAATCGATCTCACCTTCAGCGGGCAGGTCATTAACGACAGGAAAATTCGTGGCAACAGCTTTAAAATAGCTGCTCAGTTTTTTACCTGACTTAACGATCAGGTAGTCCAGAGTGGCACAGGTCGATTCAAAATCGTTGCTTGCCCACAGGACGACGTCAGGTTCACCGGATGATTTTTTCGCTTTCCGTAACAGGAAGAGTGGTTTTGTGCTCATTGTTTTTTAACCTCAACTCAGATTAAAATTCGTTTTGTTCAGTGAATGATCTTGCCGGATACACACTGTTCATAGCCTGCGCCATACGCAGGCTATTTCTTTCAGATTTCACCTTTTAATTTCATTGCAATTAGAGTTGCCAGAAATTCGGCTTTTTTTTCTGCGGGCAGATTCTTTCCGATATGCACCAGGCACATTTTTTTGACACCTTCATCAAGTGTTTTTACGTTGCCTGATGGACCATCGATATCAACCACAGTGAATGGGGTTTCTTTATTTTCTGTTTTAATTACGTAGCCAATGCGCTTTCCTTCCAGATTCACCTCGTGAACAATGTCATCGGTAGTTACAACAGTGGCTTCATAATTGGTAATCATGTTTTTCTCCTTAATTAAGGTTGAGCGAATACCTGCCATTTCTGGCATAAATTCAGTTTCGAATAGTCAATTAATTAAAGTTCATGTGCCATCTGGTCTTTTTCGGCACAAGCTTCACTGCAATATTTTCTCGGTTCGTCTTTTGATAAAATCCCGTGCATGAAGTGAAGCATTCTTTCAATAGCTTTGCTTTCTTCAACGTCTTTTTTGCAAAGGTGGTAAGCACATTTTATTTTCTTAGTCATCACCATGACTCCGCCTTTACAGGTAAACCATCACGACCGAGGAAGACTTTAATCATGCGGTCAGTAATGCATGTTTTTGTGGTCAGGTTACGAATATATAGTTTTCGCTTTTTAATATTGTTTGCCGAGGCAATATATGTCCGGCCTTCATGAAGAACATAATCGCCAGGAGTCACACACTGACGTGGTATTTCATCAGTTCCGAAGTGATGTGCAATCATAATTATCTCCATTTTTACAAATGAACTTTGTTGATGCGGTGCCTGGTGCCTCCAGGTGACTGCAACCAGTTAACAATTACAGTCGGCTTTCCCACCCAAACCAATAAGGACTAACATGACTTTTAACTGTGCCACGTGCGCTTAGCCGCATTCACCGCATCACAAAATTCACTTTAAAAAGGGCGGACATCAGCCGAACTTCAAGAAAAAAACTGATGCCGCCAGGACTACACACAGCAATGTCGTTATTTACAACCGGAGGCGCACTCCCACCATTTAAATTTAACAGACAAGACCGACTCTTTATGGATATCGGAAATGCGCCTTCGTGTTGTGCCCGGTTTTATTTCACCACCTCCGGGCTTCGGTGGTCTCGGCTATACCCCTACAGCGAGAGCTTGTGTTAACATTTCAATACCCTTACAGTTGAGAGTTATTGATATGTTGGATGTATTTACTCCATTGTTGAAACTTTTTGCTAACGAGCCACTCGAAATACTTATGTATACGATTATCATTTTTGGTCTCACTCTCTGGCTGATACCGAAAGAGTTTACTGTCGCATTCAATGCTTATACTGAAATACCTTGGCTCTTTCAGATTATCGTTTTTGCCTTTTCTTTCGTGGTCGCCATTTCCTTCTCAAGATTGCGAGCACATATTCAAAAGCATTATTCATTACTACCAGAGCAACGAGTATTGCTTCGTTTATCTGAGAAAGAAATCGCTGTATTTAAAGATTTCCTTAAAACAGGAAATCTTATTATCACTTCTCCTTGCCGTAACCCGGTTATGAAAAAATTAGAACGGAAGGGCATCATTCAACATCAGAGTGATAGCGCAAACTGTTCTTATTATCTCGTCACCGAAAAATACTCCCATTTTATGAAGTTATTCTGGAACAGCAGGAGTAGACGTTTTAATCGTTAGCTTACTGTGTGCTTCTCCAACCATCGGCGCGCACCAGTTTCGGTTTTAAATGTTTTGCTTTTGGTATACGTCATGGCAGTGAACGTTCCATCCTGGTTGGGGAACACGCCGCACACCAGGGATTCGTTGTTGCCGAGGTCGATTTTTTGCATTTTGCGAATCTCACATCTTGTTGCTGTGTATAGCGACTTCTGCCTGCCAGAGATCCCAGTCGTTGCTGCGTAAAGCCTGCACAGCCTGGTTGTAAGTGATACCGCAACAATCCATCAAATACTGAACTACTTCGTAATGCACCATCTTATCTCTCCCCTTAACGCCGGGTGGCGGAACTGAAACCTGCTGCACTGCAAAATCTGAACCCTGCCGTCATGTTCATACGCCTCGGGCTGGCTACTTAACCCCTGACCACTGCCTGGTAACTCGAAGTATTGCCCTGCGTTCTGTGGGGCGGGGTGGGTTGGTAGGTATATAATGTACTTTGTGTTCATTGATGTAAAGTACTATAAGTACATTTTGTGTGTAAAAAAATGAGATGGGATAAAGTGAAGCACAAACCCGGAGGGGGACGCTACCGGATTTATGCTGGTTTAAGAGGCTTTTTGTTTTTTCTTTCGTGCTAGCTCTTCGTAAATTGCATTGTACTTCTGTTTTTTCTCCTCAAGAGTTTTTAAAAGTTCATCTGTCTCACTGTCAGGGAGCTCGTCCAGAAGGTCAATGATGATTTTTTGTCTTGGATTTAACTCCTGATAGAAACGTACCTGTCCACTTTCTTCTGTATCCTCTCCCAAAAGATAGGTTGGTGTTGTTCCAATGAGTGTTGCTAATTCCCTTAATTTCTCTCGGCGAGGAATTGTTTCGCCATTAAACCATTTGCTAACCGCTTTTGGTGTTAATTTCATTCGACGGGCAATTTCTGCCTGCCTTCCATGTTGTTCATAACCAGCGTTTTCACAGGCTAGCGCAAGCCTACTGGCGAACTCTTTACGCGCTTTATCTTCATGAACCATAAGTTCAATGATATTCACTCTTGAATGTACTGTCAGTTCTGTTATAGCATGTACTCAAAGTTCACATTGTGAGGGTGATATGAACCAGAAAACACTTGAAGATGTAATCAAAACTGTTCGCGTTTCTGTTGTGGCCGACGTTTGTGGTGTCAGCCAAAGAGCAATCTACAAATGGATGGATAACGGAAAATTGCCTCGCACAGAATATACCGGCGAAACAAATTACGCTGAAAAAATCGCTCATGCATCAAACGGATTATTTTCTGCTGATGTAATTTTAACTATTGGCAGAAATAAAACTACTACGAAAAAGCTGATGGGAGTTGATTCATGAAAATCAAGCATGAGCACATCGAGTCAGTGTTGTTAGCCCTGGCAGCCGAAAAAGGGCAGGCATGGGTAGCCAATGCCATTACTGAAGAATATCTGCGCCAGGGGGGCGGCGAATTGCCCCTGGTACCAGGCAAGGACTGGAATAATCAGCAGAATATCTATCACCGTTGGTTGAAAGGTGAAACGAAAACGCAAAGAGAAAAAATTCAGAAGCTGATCCCAGCAATTCTGGCAATCCTTCCGCGCGAGCTGCGTCACCGACTCTGCATCTTCGATACCCTGGAACGCCGTGCATTACTGGCGGCGCAGGAAGCGTTAAGTACGGCAATTGATGCGCATGATGATGCAGTCCAAGCCGTTTACCGGAAAGCGCATTTCAGCGGCGGCGGGTCTTCCGACGATTCTGTCATTGTTCATTAAGCAAAAGTTTCCATGCTGTTTGTGCTTATTCTAAGCCACCGGGCAGCATCATACGGGGCAATTATGGCCGCATTACCATACATGCAACTGTACATAGCTGATTACCTGGCTGACACCATGCATTTGTCAGCAGAGGAGCATGGTGCGTATTTGTTGCTGATGTTCAATTACTGGCAAACAGGAAAGCCAATACCTAAAAACAGGCTGGCAAAAATTGCCCGTCTGACTAACGAGCGATGGGCTGATGTTGAACCATCCTTGCAGGAGTTTTTTTGCGATAACGGCGAGGAATGGGTGCATCTTCGGATTGAGGAAGATCTGGCATCAGTCAGGGAAAAATTAACCAAAAAATCAGCCGCAGGAAAAGCATCTGTTCAGGCCAGAAGAAGCAGAAAGGAAGCAGATGTTCAAACAAAACAAGAGAGAAATTTAACAGGTGTTCAAACAGATGTTGAAGTGGTGTTTGAACATGATGTCAACACAAAGGCAACTAATAAAGATACAGATAAAGATCTAAAAACAGATCCCCCCCTAAATCCCCCCCGGGGGAATCGAGGTGTCAAAAAGTTTGACCCTCTGGATATTGCTTTGCCGAACTGGATTTCTGTCTCGCTTTGGCGTGAGTGGGTTGAATTTCGCCAGGCATTGCGAAAACCGATTCGAACGGAGCAGGGCGCTAACGGGGCGATACGGGAGCTGGAAAAATTCCGCCAGCAGGGTTTTTCACCTGAGCAGGTGATTCGACACAGCATCGCCAATGAATACCAGGGCTTGTTCGCGCCGAAAGGTGTTCGACCTGAGACGTTACTCCGACAGGTTAACACCGTCTCGTTACCGGATAGTGCGATCCCGCCAGGCTTCAGGGGGTAACTGACCATGAAAAATATTGCGACAGGCGACGTTCTTGAACGTATCCGCAGACTGGCCCCGTCACATGTAACCGCGCCATTCAAGACGGTAGCGGAGTGGCGCGAGTGGCAACTTTCCGAAGGCCAGAAACGTTGTGAGGAGATCAACCGTCAGAATCGTCAGTTGCGGGTGGAAAAAATTCTGAATCGCTCTGGCATCCAGCCATTGCACCGCAAATGCTCGTTTTCGAATTACCAGGTGCAGAACGAAGCGCAGCGATACGCGTTGAGTCAGGCGAAATCCATCGCTGATGAACTGATGACCGGGTGTACAAATTTTGCGTTCAGCGGAAAACCTGGTACCGGGAAGAACCACTTAGCGGCAGCTATCGGGAATCGCCTGCTGAAAGACGGTCAGACAGTGATTGTGGTTACCGTGGCTGATGTTATGAGCGCCCTGCACGCCAGCTATGACGACGGGCAGTCAGGCGAAAAATTTTTGCGGGAGCTGTGCGAAGTGGATCTGCTGGTTCTTGATGAAATTGGCATTCAGCGCGAGACGAAAAACGAGCAGGTGGTGCTGCACCAGATTGTTGATCGCCGGACAGCGTCGATGCGCAGCGTGGGGATGCTGACAAACCTGAACTATGAGGTGATGAAAACATTGCTCGGCGAGCGGGTGATGGATCGCATGGTCATGAACGGCGGGCGCTGGGTGAATTTTAACTGGGAGAGCTGGCGTCCGAATGTTAGCCATTCGAGGGTTGTTAAGTAGTTTCAGGAGGATTTATGGCGAAACCTTTTACTCCCGAACAGCGGGAAGAACTGAAGACGCGAATTGTGGAACTCGTGCATCAGGACGGTCGGGTCACGATTCGGCAGTTGTCAGATGAAACAGGTATCAGTCGTGCGTCTGTCGGTCGCTTATGCATAGAACTGGTCGCAAGTGGTGATGTATATAATTCTGGCTACGGCTTATTCCCGTCTGAACAGGCTCGCAAGGACTGGCAAAGCGCCCGCAAAAAACTCTCGAGAGTAAAGGTGAGGAAACCGGTTGTTGTTGATCCGGACCTTATCTGGTCATTACCTGACGGAGAAATACGCCGCTACGACAGGCGCCTGAATATAATCTGTCGCGAGTGCCGGAAGAGCGAAGCTATGCAGCGTGTACTGGCTTTCTATCAGGGTAATTTTCAGGAGGCGATACTGTGAATGAAATTAGCTATCAGGCTTCAATTACCGCTGGCATTCGCATCAAAGGAGAGGAGCATGGAAATAAAACCAGAAGATGAGTTAAGCAATATCGTTTTATTTCCGGTAAAAGAGGATGACCCTCGTAATCAGGTTAATTTTCTTTATGAGCCATCGGAAAGACCATATTGCCATCACGCCTCTGTACGGGTTGACGAAAAAGAGCGTCAGGTCCGCTGTAAAATCTGCGGTGCGGTTGTGGAGCCGTTTGACTGGATGCTCTCTGTGGCAAAAAGAGAAACCAGACTGGCAGATGATGTAAGGCTATTGCGCCAGGAGGAACAGGAAAGGCGGAGAAATATAGAAAAGCTGATACAGATTGAGCGTAACGCGAAAGCGCGGATACGCAGGGCGACAAAATCCAGAACTGAATAATTAAATTTAGCACTGTTAAAAATTTAATCCTTAACCGGAGGGATTTCTGCACCCTCAAATCATCAGGAGACCACCCGAAAGGGCGGGGAGCAGTCACACATCTGTTTCCGATAGCCCCGTTCTAATGCTACACTCTTTGATATTTTTATGACCCCAATAAACATATTTATGACAGTTGCTGATTTCAAACGGCCCAAATTGGAGCTCCCAAACGGGGCAAACAAACTACTACTGCACTCTTGCTGTGCTCCATGTTCCGGTGAGGTGATGGAGGCGCTTCAGGCCTCGGGAATCGACTACACCATCTTTTTCTACAACCCGAACATTCATCCTCAGAAAGAGTATTTAATTCGTAAGGATGAGAATATTCGCTTTGCTGAACAACACGGCGTGCCGTTTATTGATGCTGATTACGACACAGACAACTGGTTTGAACGAGCCAAAGGAATGGAATGGGAGCCCGAACGAGGGATCCGTTGCACCATGTGTTTTGACATGCGTTTTGAGCGGACAGCGCTGTACGCCGCTGAAAATGGTTTCAGTGTGATCAGCAGTTCACTGGGCATTTCACGCTGGAAAAATATGCAGCAGGTTAACGACTGTGGGCGGCGAGCCGTCGCGCATTATCCGGGCATGGTGTACTGGGATTATAACTGGCGCAAGCAGGGCGGCTCGTCCCGTATGATTGAAATCAGCAAGCGCGAAAAATTCTATCAGCAGGAATATTGTGGCTGTGTGTATTCTCTGCGCGATACCAATCTACACCGCAAATCTCAGGGACGCCCTCTTATCAAAATTGGTCAACTCCACTACGGTAAAGAAGAGAAGGAGTGATTTTATGGGGCACCTTTCTGATTGATTTCATATTGGCGAGGTAAGTAGAATGACTGCGGGTGCTTGAGGCTATCTGCTTCAGGCATGAACACCAAAAGGCAGATAGAGAAAAGCCCCAGTTAACATTACGCGTCCGGCAAGACGCTTAACATTAATCTGAGGCCAATTTCATGCTTTGCACATGTAGGTTAGCCTCTTACATGCCGAAAGGCAAGGAGAAGCAGGCTATGAAGCAGCAAAAGGCGATGTTAATCGCCCTGATCGTCATCTGTTTAACCGTCATAGTGACGGCACTGGTAACGAGGAAAGACCTCTGTGAGGTACGAATCCGAACCGGCCAGACGGAGGTCGCTGTCTTCGTAGACTACGAATCCAGGAAGTAAGAGTGACCGGGCGGGGAGCTGATCCCATCCCCGCCCACCTCTGATGTGTCAGGCATCCTCAACGCACCCGCACTTAACCCGCCCATCGCTGTGATCTCTCAGCGTTTCGGCGGGTTTTTTGTTGTTTATTTCCGGTGAATTTGATTCGCGCACCTTCGCAGATAGAATCGACTCACTTAAGTAGCGCGCAGGGAGAAGAGGGATGGACCCCGAACAGGGGAGAGCTATTTATCTGGAAGGATTCTGAAGATGAAAATCGAAGAATTGCGTGAAATTTTTAGTGAAAATGGCCTCTATGCTGTGCGCGTTGAGAATGGAGCGATTGTCAGCCATTGCCGCATTAGATGTTTGCAATCTCAACAAAGGAAGAGCGGTGCTGTGTTATTTTATTTTTGTAATGGACTTCTGACGGACGGTTTTATTTTGCGTGAGGACGAATTTGTCACATCATTACGGGTTTTGAAAGAGATTGGTTTTAAGGCTGGTTTTCTGCTTTTGCTGAAGAATAAACTCATCTACAATCTTGAGCAGGATTGAACTCCTGCTGTGTAACACCGTGCCACCGGAGAAAGCCGATGGCACATATACAACTGGTCAAACAAACCTCTTCCGGATTACTTCTCCCGGCGACGCCGGAGAGTTGCGATTTTCTGCATCAAATCAAAATAGGTGAGTGGATACACGCAGACTTTAAGCGTGTGTGTAACTACGCATTCCACAAGCGTTTTTTCAAACTCCTGCAACTGGGTTTCGATTACTGGACTCCGGTCGGTGGGGCGATCACGCCTCGCGAACGAAAACTGGTGTCCGGTTTCGTTGATTACCTGTGTGAATCAGTAGGCCGGGAACATACGCCAGCTCTGAGCGAAGCCGCAGAGCAATTGAGGTGTACTGGCAATAGCGGACACTACCATTTGTTCTTTTTTTAA